CGCGGCCGCACCCCGCGGCCGCCCCGGCTGCTCGTCTACGGCACGCCCGGCATCGGCAAGAGCACCTTCGGGTCGCAGGCTCCGAGTCCGGTGTTCGTGCCGACCGAGGACGGCCTCGACGAGATCGACTGTGCCAAGTTCCCGCTGGCCGCCACCCTCGACGAGGTGCTCGCGGCGATCACCGAGTTGCGGACACAGCCGCACGACTTCGAGACGGTCGTGCTCGACAGTCTCGACTGGCTCGAACGCCTGATCTGGGACCGGGTGTGCGCCGAGTTCAGCGTGAAGAACATCGAGAAGGCCGACGGCGGCTACGCCCGCGGCTACACGCACGCCGTCACTCACTGGCGCGAGGTGATCGACTCGCTCAACCTGCTGCGGAGCCAGCGGCGCATGGTGGTCGTGCTGATCGCCCACGCCAAGGTCGAGAAGTTCGAGGACCCCGAGGCCCCGCCCTACGACCGCTACTCGCCCCGGCTGCACAAGCACGCCTCGGCGCTGGTGAGCGAGTGGTGCGACGCCGTGTTGTTCGCCACGCGGAAGTTCCGCACCGCCAGTGAGGACGCCGGGTTCGGCCGCAAGCGGACCACCGCCCACGCCATCGGCAAGGACGGCGGCGAGCGCGTGCTGCGGTGCGTCGGCGGGCCGAGCTGCGTGGCCAAGAACCGCTACGGGCTGACCGAGGAACTGCCCCTGTCCTGGGCGGCCTTCATCACCGCCCTCACCACCCACCAACCCGACCCCGAGGAGACCCAACATGGCTGATCTGCGCGGCTTCGACGCCAACCAGGTGGAACCGTCGAGCGACTTCGAGCCGGTCCCGGCCGGCAAGTACCTGGCCGTCATCACCGAGAGCGAGATGAAGCCGAACAAGGCCGGCACCGGCAGCTACCTGCAGTTGACCTTCGCCGTCGTCGAGGGCGAGCACAAGGGCCGCTTCCTGTGGGCCCGGCTCAACCTCGACAACCCCAATCCGACGGCGGTCGCCATCGCCAAGGCCGAGCTATCTGCCATCTGCCGGGCCGTCGGCGTGCTGGCCCCGAACGACTCGACCGACCTGCACGACCTGCCGCTGGTGATCCACGTCAAGTGCAAGAAGCGGCCCGACACCGGCGAGATCGGCAACGAGGTCAAGGGCTACTCGCCCAAGGCCGCCCTGACCGAATCGGCCGTCAAGCCGGCCACCCCGTCCGCCAACGGCACCCCGCCGTGGAAACGGTGACCGGAGACGCCGCCATGCTCGAAGTGGAACTGCCGTACCCGCCCTCCATCAACCACTACTGGCGACGGGTCGGGCACCAGACGCTGATCAGCCGCGAGGGGCGGCGGTTCCGCGCGAGCGTGGTGGCCATCCTCGCCGCGATGCGGCTCCGACCGCTCGCCGGCGACCTGGCCGTCGAGGTCGAGGTGTACCCGCCCGACCGCCGGCGGCGGGACATCGACAACGTGCAAAAGGCCCTGCTCGACGCGCTCGCGCACGGCGGGGCCTACGCGGACGACAGCCAGGTCGTCCGGCTGGAGATCACCAAGCGGGAGCCCGTCGCGGGCGGGAAGACGGTCGTGCGGATCCGGGAGGCGTGATGCTGACGCTGCGGCCCTACCAACTCGAAGCCAAGCACGCGGTGTACGACCACCTGCGGGCACGGGACGACAACCCGTGCGTGGTCATCCCCACCGCCGGCGGCAAGACGCCGGTCATGGCGTCGGTCTGCCAGGACGCGGTGACGCTCTGGAACGGCCGGGTGATGATCCTGGCCCACGTCAAAGAACTGCTCGAACAGACGGCGGACAAGCTGAACGCCATCTGCCCCGAGGTCCGCTACGGCGTCTATTCCGCCGGGCTGAAGTGGCGGGACACGGACCGCCCGGTCACCATCGCCGGCATCCAGTCGGTGTACCAGCGGGCTTGCGAGTTCGACCCGTTCGACCTGGTGGTGATCGACGAGGCCCACATGATCCCGCCGGACGGCGACGGCATGTACCGGCAGTTCCTCGCCGAGGCCCGGGTCGTCAATCCGAACCTGCGGATCGTCGGCTTCACGGCGACAGCCTTCCGGCTCAAGACCGGCTCGATCTGCACGCCGGACGGGTTTCTCAACCACGTCTGCTACGAGGTCGGGGTGCGGGAGTTGATCGTGCAGGGCTACCTGTGTCCGCTCGTCACCAAGGCCGGGAAGGTGAAGGCCGACACCAGCGGGCTGCACGTCCGGGCCGGGGAGTTCGTCGCCGGCGAGGTCGAGGCCCTGATGGACGACGCCGAACTGGTGCGGGCCGCGTGTGCCGAGGTCGTCGAGGCCACCCGCGAGCGGAACGCCTGCCTGATCTTCGCCAGCGGCATCAAGCACGGCGAGCACATCGTGTCGGTGCTGAAAGCGAAGCACGACATCGACTGCGGCTTCGTCACCGGCGACATGCCCACCGAGGAGCGCGACGCGACCCTGGCCCGGTTCAAGTCCGGGCGGCTCAAGTACCTGTGCAACGTCAACGTGCTGACCACCGGGTTCGACGCCCCGCACATCGATTGCGTGGCCCTGCTGCGCCCCACGCTCTCGCCGGGGCTGTACTACCAGATGGTCGGCCGGGGCTTCCGCCTGCACCCGTCGAAGGCGAACTGCCTGGTGCTCGACTTCGGCGGCAACGTGCTGCGGCACGGGCCGGTCGATCAGGTCCGCGTAAAGGAACGGTCCCTGGGCGTCGGCGAGGCCCCGGCCAAGGAGTGCCCCGAGTGCCGGGCTTTGATCGCGGCCGGGTACGCGGTCTGCCCCGAGTGCGGCTACGAGTTCCCGCCGCCGGACCGGGCCAAGCACGCGGCCAAGGCTAGCGACGCCGGCATCCTCTCAGGCCAGGTGACGGTCGAGACGTTCCCGGTCCGGGACGTGATGGTTAGCGTCCACACCAAACGCGGCGCGGGCGACGACGCCCCGAAGTCGCTGCGGGTGGACTACAAGATCGGCTGGCACCGCTGGAAGTCGGAGTGGGTCTGCCTGGAGCACGACGGCTTCGCCCGGCAGAAGGCGGTGGCGTGGTGGAAGAAGCGGTCCAAGGAGCCGGTGCCGGCGACGGCGGCCGAGGCGGTCGAGATCGCCAACGCGGGTGGGCTGGCCGCGACCAAGTCGATCACCGTGCGGTCGGTCTCCGGCGAGGAATACGACCGCATCACCGACCACGAACTCGGCCCGATCCCGGAGTTGCTGGATCGTGGCGAGGCCCATGACGCCGGCGACACCGAGCCGCCGAGCGACGACGCGCTGGACTTCCCGTTCGGGTACAACGCGACCGCCGCCACGCAGGAGGAGATCCCGTGGTAAACCCCGACGACCTCCTGGCCGCCGCCCTCCGCTATGCGGAGCGTGGCTATCGCGTCTTCCCGTGCATCCCGGGCACCAAGCACCCGATCACTCAGCACGGGTTCCACGACGCCGTGACCGACCCGGCCCAGATCGAACGCTGGTGGGCGCGGCACCCGATGGCGAACGTCGGCATCACCGCCGAAGGCATGCTGGTCGTTGACATCGACGGCGCGGACAACCCCTGGCCCGGTGACCCCGAACACGCTGCGGACCTGGCCGGTGCCGGTGCCATCGCCCTGACACCTCGCGGTGGTCGCCACTACCTGTTCCGCCGACCCGAGGGCAAGAGCTGGAAGTGCTCGACCGGCCGGTTGGCTTGCGGCGTCGATGTCCGCACCGACGGCGGCTACATTGTGGCCGCGCCCTCGGAGATCGAGGAAGGACCGTACCGCTGGGGCGAGGGCCTGGACCTCGACGACCCGCTCGGCCAGCTTCCCGAGCCGCCCGCGTGGTTGGCCGCCGCCCTCGACGCCCTGGTCTCACCCGAGTCGAACGGGGTGACCCAGAGTTCGCCAGCTGCGCACGCCCACGTCGCGGCCGGCGACGCCGAGGCGAACGCGATCCCGGCCGGGCAACGCAACGCGACCCTGGCCCGCCTGGCGGGCACCATGCGCCGCGTCGGCATGGCCCAACCGGAAATCACCGCCGCACTGCGTGAAACGAACCGCACTCGCTGCCTGCCGCCGCTCGCGGATGCCGAGGTGGACCGCATCGCGGCGAGCATCGCCCGCTATCCGGCTGACGAAGTGTCCGTGGCCCTCGCCGAGGACCACTACCGGCAGATGCAGGCGGCCGCCGACACCGAAGAGGGTGAACCCGGTGCCGACGCCCCTGATCCGGGTCCGATCCCGGATGACCTGCTCCGCGTGCCCGGCTTCATCGACGAGGTGATGCGGTACACGCTCGACACCGCCCCGTACCCGGAGCCCGTCCTGGCCTTCGCCGGGGCGCTGACCCTGCAGGCGTTACTGGCCGGGCGGAAGGTGCGCGACGCGATGGACAACCGCACGAACCTGTACGTTCTCAGCCTGGCGAACTCCGGTGTCGGCAAGGACCACGCCCGCAAGGTCAACGCCCGCATCCTGTACGAGGCCGGGCTGGCGGACTGCCTCGGCACCAGCTTCGCCAGCGGTGAAGG